TATGTATGCTTATTCTTTTGTGTCTGTATCGGTTTTATTTTCGACTGTATTTTTCAATCGGCGGACGATATTTACAAGGAATTTCGGAATTGGTGTGCCTAACTCCGAGAGATTTTCGAGAATTGAGATTAATTCGTTGATGATGAGCCAAATCGTTACAATTAAACCGCAACAATATGTGACACCTATATCTACATTTGCCGCCGCTAAGCCTGTGCAGATTAAATAATCGACAACACCCGCAACAACCACAAGAGCGAGATAGCTTGCTTTTTTCAAAATTCCGATTAAACCTGTTTTACTTTTTAATTCACCGTTTCTGTACGCAGATGTCAGTCCTGTAATATAATCAATAAGCATTACAGCGATGAGCACGAGAATTGGGATAAGTAAGATATTAAAATACGATATAAGTACACCGATAGCTACTGAAACAGTAGCCTGAATAATATTGTCTTTCATTGTTTTATACCTCCGTTATGTAAGTGTAATCTGCAAGCCGTCGATCTTTGTGTCAAACACACCTGCGTAACCGTCCTGTGAGCTGTCTTTTTCTGTGTTGTGCTGCCAATCCCAAAAGCCTGCGCCCTGTTTACGCACTCTGTAGGTTGCCTTATAATCGCCGACTCCCTCAAATTCAACCTGCAAGCCGTCAATAACCTTGCCTTTAATGCCTGCATAGCCGTTGATATCGTCCTTGATGTCGTATCCGTCAACCCAAGGCAACCAGTCACCGTTGAGCAGATGCACTCTGTACTTGATGTTGCCCTTGCTGACCTTTACTGCAACTGCCGAAATAGCTTGCTTTTTTCTTCCTGCTATGTTGCTAAGACCTTTTACTTCGCTGTACCATTTGTGATCAGCAAATACACGATAAGTCAACGTTGGCTTTTCAACTTTATTAACCTTGCCACTGAGCTTGTCTGTAACGCTTTTTGCAAGGTTACCAAGGCGGTTATAAAGCCAGTCGCCCGGGCAGGACTTGTTATCAAACCACCTGTGAACGGTCAGGAGCATTTCGTCTGACTTAGTGCTATAATTTAAAGCCTTGTTTTTATCGTTAATCCACAGAAGCTTTTTCTTGCCGTTACGCTTGCAGATGTCAACGCAAAGCTCAACCAGCTTATTATAAACTTTATCGTTAAATGCGTAAGGGTGTTTAAGCTCGCTTGCACATTCAATTGTAACGGCTCTCTGGTCGTTTGAGTTTGAAGAAGAACACCACGAACGGTTGTCCTCATCAACACAGAGGAGAACCCTGCCGTCTGTACCGATGCCGTAGTTACAGCTTGCTTCACTTTTTTTATTCATAAAAATGTTACCAAGAGTTTCAACCGAACACTGACCGACAACACAGTGAGGAGTAATGCGGTCAATACTGTGTGTTCTTGTTCCTGAATGGTTCGGGCTTAATTTTGTGTAGTTTACAAGTTTTGAATTACTCATTTATTTTTCCTCCCATACCGCCATAACGGCGTTATAATATTCTTCTGAAAGCTCGGCTTTAAGTATTTCCCTGTCGTTTTCACAATTCATATATGCGTTGCGAACATTGCCGCCAACCTGCATTTCTGTGCCGTTGATTTCAATAAACTTCTGTCTTAATACGCTTACACTGTCTTTTGTGAGCATATCGAGTGTAATTCTTTCTTTGATTTCCATAGTAACTCGCTCCTTATCTGATTATGTAAGTAATAATGAAATTGATTTTTTCGTCCTCTGCAAAAATGTCCGTTGAACTGACATAAATCCAAGAGCCGTCAAGTCTGATGTTTATTAATTTATTTGCTGTTGAATATACAACAAAACTAGACAACCTACTTTCGTTTTTTGCCGCATACGGTAAACCTGACATCTGAATATATTTTTTATGAGAGAGCAGTGCCGTAATATTGACCGATACAGTTACAATATTACCATTTTTAGAATATACAAAACTGCCCTTGCAACCAGCATATATTTCTTGGGCTGGTGCTAATGTTCCTGTACCACTCTCAAAATTTGAGCTATCATATTTAGCCGCAAGCGACTTGTCTGTCGCTGTTTTGTTGTCTGTTACGGTCTGACTCAGAGTACTGATTGACTCATCAGCTGAGGACTTATTGTCTGCAATCTGCTTGCTTAGCTGAGCGACTGCATTGTCTACACTGTCCTTATCAGCTTTAAGATTAATCTTCATTGTCACTGTTTCGTCAATGTCTGTTATTTCATCTTCAAGCTCGGTTTTATCTGCCTTTGCAGATAGGGCTGTGTTAATCGCAGTTATTCTTTCGGTTAGCGTGTTGATGTTGCTATCCGCAAGCGCTAGGTCTATGCTGTTCTCGTATATGCCTTTTTCGATTTTGTTTAAGTTTTCTGCGCAAAGTGGTGTAGCTGTGCTCGGTGCGTCTTCCCAATTTGTTTTTGTGTATGCCATAATATTTATTCCCCCTTTGCCTCTATGCTGTCTGTCAGAGCTTTAATTCCGCTCAGTGTACGGCTCAGCACATAGGCTTTTACTTTTTCTTTTTTAGGTTGTCCTGCGTTATCATATACAAAATCACCGTTTGAATCAGTAACATAGCTTTCAATTTCTATTCCGTCACCAATCTGCACCCAAGGTCTGCCGTCGAGAGTAGTTGTAAGCGGTGTATAGGAGCAATTATAAAATCGTTCGCCTGTTTTGCCGTTAAGAAGATTTTGTACATTGTGTATTGCCGAACCGCCTGTGCCGTCATCCTCCTGTCGGCAGACTGTATTTTTTGTTAAGTCATAACTGTTCGACTCATCGCCCCACAAAGTTTCAAACTCGATTGTTTTTTTCTCCCTTGACGAATAACCGTTGATAAACACAAAATCGTTGTAGCCGCTGCAATCGTATTCTTCTGCGTATAAGTTTTCGTAAAAATCGTATGTTTCTGTACTCTTGCCGAGTTCGATGTATCTAAAAACACCATAGCTTGCATTAGGAATAATTGTTCCGAATACTCCGAGCAATTCACAACAATTCTTGAGCAGCTCGCCGTATGTAATTGTATTTGAGTCCTCAAGCCATGCTCTGTTGTATGTCGGGAAATTTCGTACAGTTAAGCCTGTTGATTGGTTTATCACCTCGTCGAGAATTTCTTTGTTATCCTCGACCTGAATCATATGCTTTCCGTTGTAGTTAAGGCATTGCACAACCAATTCGCCGATTTTATAGCCGTTTGGATAAGTTTTCCATAAATCAAACAGCTTATTTGTTGCGTCAATATCATATAACATAGAGAGTGCGTCATAAGCGACAATGTGTCGCTTATTGCGGTTATTCTTGTCGAGCTTGGCACTGTCAATAATACCGCTAAACAAATAATATTCCTTTGCAGCTACGGTTTCTCCCGGCAAAAGTGATGTACCTAAAAACAGCTTTGCAGATGGCAGCAGCTTTTCTCCGCTCGGAAAACGCTGCGTTAATTTTACGCTTATCCATTTGCCTACAAGGTCATTTGTAAAGGTTCTGTCAATTGAATTTACAATGTCAATGTTAATTTCAGCGGCAATACAGCCACCAAATTTCAGCTTGCTTTCATCACAAATTGACTGTTTAATGCTCATACTTTCGCTTGCTATGTTTTCCTCGGTAATGTCCTCGTATTCACCGTTTGGAAATGAAACTGTAAGCGTGTTTTCAATCAGATTTTCAATAGTCTGCTTTTTGTGCAGGCTTGAAACCTCAAGCAAATTAACCACCTCTTAATATTCAATAAATGTAAATGTTACCGCCGCATATTTAATGTTGTCTGCGGTAATAAGCTTTGGCGTGTATGTTATATCGGGTATATATGCGGTCATAGTGCGGTACGCAAGAAGTTCATCGTCCCAGTATTCAACATTGAGCTTGCGTTGCTGAGAATTTGACATAGCACCGTTTAAAACACTGCGAATAGTTCTCATTTCAGCAAGGGTAAGACCGTCCTTGGTATTGAATGTAATCTTCGTCTTGTTGTTCGGTGATGTTACTCGCCTTAAAAGGTTGTTGCTGTCACGATAAGCTTTAATCTCCGTACGCTGTAAAGGTGTGGCTTGATAACTCTCTTTAGCTATGAGCTTATGTGGAAACTGCAAGCCGTTTTTCGGGAATTTAATTAAATAGCCTTTAAATTCACTCAATCTTATCCCTCCTTACGCAAAAGCGGACCTGCCTGTGCGTTTCTTGATTTTGTTGTTCTCATCAGCAACAGCCTCAAAAAGCACCCTGCCGTCGGGCATAGTTAAGGTAATGTGAATATCACCGCCGTTGCCCGCTCCGCCATATTCAGCAAGTACCTCAGCCATAGCCTGTTTCATCGCAGAAATCGGAGATACTACCTCAGGTTCACGCTTATTATCGCCGAGAACTGCTAGAAATTCACCGTAATTTGCAGGTACATATGTGCCTGTAGCAAGTTTGGGGATGTGCACCTTATCAAGCCGACCTGCGTGCCATTCCTGTCCGAATAGCTTGCCGATAGCGTTAGCAACCGTATCCACACCGCTTAACATTCCGTTCAACGCTGAAATAAAGCCATTGATAAAATTTTCAAGTCCGGTTAAAACATTGTTAAGAGGCTTTTTGATGATGTTATACAAGGGTTCAAAAACATTTGAAAAGACTGTTTTGATTGCCGTTAGTGCGTTAGAAATGCGGTCTGCCATAGTCTGTGCCGAGCCTGAAATGCGGTTTGTATTTTTTGAAAATACATTGGCGGAATTTTGGCTTGTTTTATTAACTGTACCGTCAAGGTCGCCAAACGCTTGCTTTGTGCAGATCAGCACACCCTGTGTTTCCTCTTGTGAATCAACAACAGCACCCGATGCTTTTTTCACATTCTTGTGTACTGATTCTGTTCCTGTTTGTGCCGCTGCCTCGAGCTCCTCCCAAGTAGTTATGCCGTCGTCTTTCAAAAGCGAGAGAACCGTATCATGTTCAAGTCCGTATTCCGATGACAGACGAAGATAAGCATTATAATCCTTAGTTTCACCGTTAATAGCCTTGAGAGAGCCGTAACATTTGTCTTGTTCATCAGTGTAGGCATTCACATTGTTTTGCAATTCCTGTAAAGCGTCACTTGCTTTCCAATACTCGTCAACCGACTCCTGCATATGCTCCATTGTATCGTTACCGCCATACAGCATATTAATTTGTCCGTTATCGCTGTAAATCAAATTTTTATATTCGTTTTTATCAAGCATTCCGTTATTGGCTTTTTCCAAAATAGCCTTTTTTGTTTTGACCCTATCGCCCTTTTGCTTAATTAATTCCTCTGTGTAATACTTAGCCTCCTTTTTGCTGAGAATAGAATTTTGATAGATATAATCCTCAAGTTCTTCTTTGATTTTGCCTGTATTATCCTCTTTCATTGCAGTTTCAAGCTGAATTTCAGCCTTTTTCTTTTCTGTTGTTAAATCGGAATACATAGAGCTTAAAGTCAGTTTCGCCTGAGCAATTTCCCATTTGTCTACAAGTTCGTCAAGATTTTTAGTGACGGTGTCTATGTTGTCATGAATAACTATATTGCCGTCAATTTCTTCAAATGTTATACTGTTCCAATGTTCGTCAAATCCATCCACTTTCTCAGAAAGCAAATCAACGATAGTTGTGTATTCGCCTTTTTCGCTCTCGTCAATAGTACCGTCTGCAATTATTTCTTCCAACCTGTCTTTTAGCTTGTCAACAGTATCAAAATCGACTTGTAAATCGAGCTTTGTATCGTTAATCTCGTTTATTTTGCTTGACATTTCATCAGACAAGGTCTGCCATTTGTCTGTAAGCTCTTGTGTTTTGTCAAGCTCATTTTTCAAAGAGGAATTGCTCCACTTTTCTTGATTGTAAACTTTAATTGCAGAAACCACCGCAGTTACAGCCGTTGCAATAGCCATAAAAGCAGCTGCGTAAGGGTGAGCCGTTATCGCAGTTTTAAGCGCAGAAAGGCTTTTCTTTATGTTTTCTATCGCAGACTTAAATTCCTTATACACCTTAAAGCCTTTAATAGCAGCCACCACTGTACCTATTGCAGCGGCAATGCCGGTGATAACAGAAATAGGAATTTTCTTTATTACACTTCCTAAAAACTTAAGTGCCTCAGACAAAGCGTTGACAACAGTCGGTACAGCTTTCTCAATCGTCCATTTTGCAAGCGGCAATAAAACATTCTTGTACGCTTGTTTTAGCTTATCTCCGCAAGCCTTGAGCAGATTTCTGAATCCCTCGGTCAAGCGTTCAACCGCCTGTGCAACGGGGTTAATGTCAAGGTCCTCAAGCCATTCGAGGCGGTCAGCTGACATTTCATCAAGCAGCCCTGTTATATCTTCGACAATGCCTAATATGCTCTCCCAAATTTTTCTGCCTGTATCGTTTTTCTCCCAAGCGTCTTTAATTTTGGTTCTGAGAGTTTCAGTATAGTTATTGCAGTTGCGGATAACCTCAAGTATATTGCTCCAAATTTTCTCGCCCTTACCGTCATTCCACACCTGCCTGAATGTATCGCCTACCGTATCCAAAAGCTCAACAAGGCTGTTCCATTTGTCGATAAACGATTGCACCACGCTGTCGCCTAAGCCTGCTTTGTCCCAAGCATTTGTAAAAGCCTCTGCAATATCACCAACTGTGCCTACAAAAGTGTTAATTAATGAGTTAATATTTCCAAGCACCTTTTCGCCTGTGCCGTTATTCCACACTTTTGCCCACGAATTTTTAATCGTTACGCAGGCGGTTTTTACCTTGTCAAGCGAATTTATAATATTGTCAATAGTCTTGCTTGTACGCCTGTCGCTGTCAAGCATAGATTGCTCAAGTGCATTTTGCATTGATTTGATTTCAGAACTTGACGCTTGCGTACTTGTGTCTGAGCTGTTGTCCGAGGTGTCGCTCATCACATTGAGTTCATCAAAGCCTGCAAGGTTTTTCTGCAAGTCTTCAGCTGCCTCCGATGTTTTTTCAATCTCAGAAGTAGAGCTGTCCGCTTGACTTGCAAGGTCTGACATATCGCTTACAGCTGAGCTTGTCGCATTGCTTGTTGCCGTAGAATAGCCGAACACCTGAGCTGTAAAGTCTTTAAATTTCTGTGCCGCAACGCTAAGTCTTGAGATAAACTGATTAATGCAATTAAGCAGCGGAGTAAAAGCATTTATCAAGCCTTGACCGATTGTAGCCTTGATACTGTCAAACTGCAGCTGTAAAATTCTCGTTTGATTTGCCCAACTGTTTTGCGTTCGGGTAAAGTCACCCGTTGCATTGCTCAACTGACCGAGTACAAAGTTATATCTAAGCGTTACCTTTTCTGCCTCAGTCATAGCAGATGTGGTCTTGCCCCATCCGTTTGCCATTGCGTAATTGTCAAGTGCGTTCTGCGTCATCACAATGCCAAGGTCTTTGAGCGTTTCTGTTTCACCGCTGAAAACAGATTTTAGTTTTGTGTATGCCTCATCTTGTGTGATGTTATAAAATGACGCCACATCGCCCGTAAGAGCAGTTAATGATGTGGACATATCAAATGCCTGCTGTTCAGTAAAGCCGAAAGCCTCCGCCATAGAACCAAAAGTGCCGACATATTTTTTAGCCATAGTTTCAGACAAGCCGTAGGATTTTTGTGCCGACTTTGCCCAATCGTCCACACTTACAGACATATGGCTGAAAGTAACATCAACTACATTCTGCACTTCTGCAAGGTCCGAGCCAAGCTCTATGCTTTCCTTGCCAAAGCTCACAACCGCCGCCGTACCGAAAGCGGTAAGCAGCGTTCTACCAATCATTTTCGCCTTGCTTTGCAGTCTGTCAACAGCCGTTCTGACTGTTTGTAATGATTGCTTAGCCTTTTTTGCACTCATAGAAACTGATTTCTTAACGCTTTCGCAAGTATCATTTGTGCTTTTGCCGACTGCCTCTGTGTTGCGATTAGCTGTGCTCTCAACCTTATCAACAACCTTTTCGGCAGATTGCTCGACTGATTCTGATACCTTTTGCGCTGCCTGTGCGGTTTGCTTTGCCGAGTTTTGAGCCTGTTCAGCTTTTTCCTGTGTGGCAGTAATTTCACGCTTTGCTGAGTTTTCTGCCGCCTGAGACGATTTATCACCCTGCCCTTTAGCAGTTTGTGCTGTCTGCCTTGCACCCGACTGTGCTTTCTTTTGAGCCGCCTCAATAGCTTTATTGATTCTTGCAATATCGCTGTTAAGACCGCTTGTGTCGATTTTGGTATTGAAAATCAAACTGCCGTCAACCGCCATGTAATCACACTCCTTTCTGTAAAATTAAGGGCGCAGCAAAATGCGGCCCTTGTGGTATAAAAACAGCGCACACCCAAAGATGTACGCTGTAAAATTTGAAAAATTTTAGCCACCCCGTTTGGAGTGGCTTTTTAATTGAAGATAGATTAAAGGATTGCGACTGTCAGCTTATTTTTATGGTCGCCAATGACAGTTAGGACATTCTGCAATGTCATTATAGGAATTTATACAATGACATTGTGGGCATTCCCACTTATCATTACTAACAAATTTTGCTTGTCGGCTGTCGGTATGTTCCAAATGGCAGTTAGAACATTCCGTCGCCTCTGCTTTGTTCATACAATGACATTTAGGACATTCCCAATCTGTTGTTTTGGCGATTACTGAGCTTTTACCTGCACCCAACTCTTCAAGATAAGTAAGTATTTTAGCAATACCGCCAAAAATCAGGCATAATAATACTGTTGATACCCAGCATACAAGCATTAAAGTAAAATTAAAACTGCGGGTTACGGTATCAGTTAGAAAATTTGTATGTACGCTTTGGAAAACTGCGCCTAAAGCTATTCCTCCGACTGCACCAAGTATCAATAGTACGACTGTTAAACCTTTGTAAAATTTGCTGTTCATAAAATCACTCCTCTGTTACATAATATAACAAAGTTTGTGTATTGTCAACAATAATTTTGTGTAACACCTATACAAGATTGTTTATAAAATCCTCTTCGGCGTCAAGTTCTGCTTGCTGTTCGGGAGAGAGCTTTTCCTTGATGTCAACAAGCTCTTTGTGCTCATTGTAAAAATCACGCTCCCATTTTTCAAGCTTTTTGCCCTTAGCACGCTTGCCTCTTATGTTCATTACCTGCGAGAGCAATCCGTCGCCTACCTCGCTGAAATAGCCGAGAAAAGTCCACCAATGCACATAGCTTGCAATCCTTGTTTCAAAGCCTGCAACCTTGTTAAGTGCTGGGAAAATAATGCTTTCGTCATAGCTCCAATCAATAATTTTGACTGGAGCTTTTTTCGATTTCGGCACATCTCCGCCGTCAAGAAACCACAATGCCTTTTTGAGTGCCTCCTCAACATTCTTTGGAACTTCCTTGTATAAGCAATTCAAGCATACTGCCGCTTTTTCGCCGTAGGTTAGCTCTTTGTCGGCATAAGCCTCGAAAATCAAGAGAGCAATACGAAAATCGGAATTAATCTCGTACTGCTCTCCGTCTATTTCAAGGCTTGTAGGAAGTAATCCAATCACTTTGCAAGCCTCTTTGCTTGATTGAGGTACTTCTCAATATGCTTGCTCTGCTGAGCGTGTGCGTTTTCAATGTCACTTACGATGACCGGCACAACGCAGTTGAGAAAGTTCTCAAAAATCATACTGCCATCATCACAGATTGAAAGGCAATTTACATCGCCAAACGCACCCTGACTTACACCTGCACCGAGAACATAGTCTATTTCTCGGCGGATTTCATTGTCAACATCAAGAAAAATTTCAAAGGTTACATCCTCGGGTTTCATATTCTTGTACTTCTGCACAAGCTCTTCTGTGCGTTCTGTCAGCTTGTTGAGTCGCTCAACGAGTGAGTAGTCTGTGGTGTTAATCTTAATTACTGTGTTTTCATCATTGTTGATTGCATATGTTTTTAAGGGTGTTTTAAAATTCAAACTCTGCATAGAATCACTCCTTATACAGTTTCGGTAAATGTCGGTACCTTATCTGAGATTGTCGCTGTACCCTGCTTTCTGTTGCCGTCAAATGTGACATTAAACGGAATGTTTACACCGCCCTGTGCACCGCCGTATGACTGCGGTTTAACGATGCAGTCCTCAATCCAAGCATCATAAGGGCCTGTTTTCTTGTCAATGAGCACTTCAAGAATTTTGGTTTTGCAGTCATCACCGGTAAGGCGGTTCATTGCAATGTCCTTAATTTTTGTATAAATACTGTCCCCTGTGTTTGCGTAATATGTACCTGCGTCAAGGGTAGGCTCGTAGCCGTTGTCATTTACAGAGGTTTCATCAAGAATGTTCTTTACTGTGCTTGTGTCCGGACTAAGCTCGACCGACATATCGTCAATGTCCTTGCCGATAAGATACCACTTTGGACTTTCGCCTGTGCCAAAGCTTGCGTCAATAAAATGTAAAAGGTAACTTCTTTTGAGTTTACCGATATCGGGTGTTGATGCTGCCATAATAATTCCTCACTTTCAATTTTTAATCAATTTTCAATAGCGTATTGGGCGGTGATTTGCAATTGGTACTGAACACCGCCGTTGTTGTTTTCGTCAGGTATGCTGTAAAGCATTCCGTTTGAGCAAGTGAGTTTTTTAAGCTCACCGTATAAAACGTTGTCGCCGACTTCAACTTCTATGTCACCCTCTGCGTGCCGTTCAAGCCACATTTGCAGTTCAAGCAGCATTCCGCTGTTTACAAGGCGGTCATAGTCGTTGAGCGACTGACAGGTAGCGTACAGGATAAAGGTGTGATTGCGTGTTTGATTTCCTAAAATGTCTTCGCTGACAAGCGTGTCACCTGTCGGAGAAAGTCCAAAATCCTGTACTTTGTTTGTTGAATAATCAATGTGCACAAGCTCGCCGATTTTCGGAAACTCCTGCACAACGGACCTTACAAGTTCGATTATATTCATTTTGCATTACTCCCAAGTCTTCTTGCCGCCGCTTGCAGAATATCTCCTTTGCGGTCGGCTTTCATTCGCTCAAACCACATTTTGCCCGCAAGCGGGTGCTTGTCCTTGCTGTAGTGAATATCTCTGCCTGTCGGGTGTTTTTTCTTGCCTTTAGGACTTCGCCAACCGATTATAATGCCGTCACCGCTATAGCGTCCGAATACGATATGCTCAGTACCGTCTTTTTCTCGCACGATCGGATAGTTAGGACCATACACCTTGCCATAGTAAAGATACCTTGCATAAGGTGTAATCTGTTTAATTTCTCCACTGCCGATAACGGTATGTATAGTTGCGGAGTTTTCGAGTACACCCATTTTAAAAGGTGTGTACGGCTTCATCAGCTTAATGCAATCCTTGTCAACCTCTCGTTGTGCTCTTGCTATATGCTTGTTTAAATCATTAGCAAATTCTTTATTCCACTTGAGAGAAAGAGTGCCGCTAACATCTGTCGGCTGATTTACATTAAAAAGCATTTAATCACCTCGCAGATACTTTGATGTGCTGTAAATCCGCAGGGCCGTAAAGCAAACGGTCAATACTCATTACTGTGTGAATTTCGTATTTGTCACGCAAGGTTTTTAGGCTCTCTGATACGCTCCTGTCGCTTGAATTATCAAAGATGAAATTACACTCACCTTTTACAATAATGTCTTGAGAGGGGGACAGAGGGGATATATCAGCGTTTGGAAACAGACCGTTGCTCGGAAATAAAAAATCATTCGGAGCAAGAACAAGCGCATTTAACGGAATGTATATAGCTATTCCGTCAGCGTTCTGCATTCCGCTTTTAAGTACGTTAGCGGCTTTGCACTCCTGCCAATGGCAATGCGGAATAATAAGCCTGTCAAACCCTTTGCCGTTAAATCTGTAAAGGGTCATCATAGTATCCGTAAACATAATCAAACACCTCTGTACAAAAGGTCTGTGTCTGCAAGATACTTATATACTGCGGATTTAACACATCGTGTAAGTTGCTTTTTGCGAACCTCACAGCTTTCATACGAGCGTGACACATCTCCGACTTTTTCTGATGTTATGCCCTCACTGCCGCTCATATTATCGGCTTTATACATCAGCTCTGCGACCTCACAGCAACAAAGTTTCACAGGCTCGATTATATCCTTTGTATCGTCGATATTTGAGCCTGTGTAAGCATTAATAATAAGCGTTGCCTCTCTTGCATAGTAGGCAAAAGCGGAGGTAATGACCGCTTTTCTGCCACATAGATATTCGGATTTATAATAATTTTCGTCAGCGTAAACGGTCAATATTAGCACCTTCTTAAGCCTTAGCGGCAGCGTGGAGATAAATGCCCGCTGTCTTATTTTCGTAAACATCTGCAATGCCTACCATTCTGTAACCGAACTTGTAACCGTCCGAATCCTGATTCACAGCAGGTTCGATGACCTTGGTATCAAGGTGCTTTGTAAACTGAATAAGCGCAGGCTTATGAATAATCATAAAGTTGATGTTTGAGGCGGCAGTGGCTTTCTGATAGCCGCCCTTGGTCTTGCCGCTTGATGTGCCGTCAAGCTGTTCAATCGCTGTATAAAAGCGTGTCTGCGGCACTGTGATAATCTTAGCAAATCTGCTGAGAACCTCTCTTGACTTTGTTGTGTCCAAATCCTGCACAAGTCCGTAAAGAGTTGGTGTAATGTAAAGGTAACGCTGCTCGTACGGAACTTCGTCCTCGTCCATCTGAGTAGTACCCTTGCGGAGTGCCTCGATTACTGCCGCACCTGTGGTAAGGTTTGCAGGTGTGGCAGAGGTAATACCTGCGTGACTTGCGTATGCGGCAAAGCGGAATGCGTCAAGCTCCGGCACAACCTTTGTGCGGATAAACTCGCCCGAAAGTCTGCCGAACGCAACGCCTGCGGTTTCGATATTGTCCATTGTGTCCACATTGAACATTCTGCCTCGATCAAAGTTGCATTTTACGGTTTCGTTTGTGAGTGTAACATCGCCGTTCACATAACCGCTGTTACGACTGTAATCCGCAAGACCGTCCATTGAAATCATCGGAATAATAAGCTCGTTTGAGTTTGCACCTGCTGTTGCAAGGTCAGACGCACCGTCAAGCTCGCTTGTAAGCGCCGACTGCTTATAAACCTCATCGAGCAAGGCTGTGTAAGTTTTAAAAAGTGCAATAGAATTTGCCATAAATTTTCACCTCATTAATTATTTTTCGTCTGTACTAAGTCCCATTGCCGCTCTCATACTTGCAAGAGGGTTTGACTTAATACCTGCGTTTCCTGTATTCTTTACAGGATTTTGGAACGGCTCATCAGAACCGAACATATAGCTGTTTTCGCTCTTAACGCTTTCAAGAGCCTTAGTAATATCGTCTGCCTGATTTTTTGATGTTTTAAGACTGTCAAGGTCAAGCAAAGCCTTGACCGCCGTTGCGTTTCTCGCACCGCTCTTTGAAATAGCGCCGTCAAGTACAGAGTTAAACTCCATATCGGCAATTTTTGTCTGATACTCGGTTTCTTTGTCTTTAAGGCTTGTGTTGAGTTTTGCGATCTCGCCTTTAAGATTTTCGACATCTACGCCCTCAAACTCTTTAAGTGCTGTCTGTGCTGTTTCAAGCTGTGATTTGTAATTATCTCTTGCTGTTGTGATTTTTTCAACCTCTGCAACAGTCTTGTAATTTGCAAGCACCGCCTTGTCAAACTCTGCCTTTTTCTCATCGGGAATCGTAATACCGATTTCAGAGAGAAGTGTGTGTATGTTCTTCATAATATAAATCCTTTCTGCATAGCTTATATTCCGCTTTGCCTGCGGTAGAAATTCAGCCGTATAAACCAACGGCGGGGTAAAATAAAAGCACCTATGCAATCAAATGCAAGGGTGCTTAGTCTGCTTTATTTTTGTTGTCTACAACCTCAATAACAAAACCTCGGTCAATAAGGCTTTTCGCTCGGTCTTTGGTACATTCAAAGACTTCATTGACAGGTCTGTTGATAAGACCGTTCATTTTATCGTTAAACGACACAACTACTTTTACTTTCATTTTGTCACCGCCTTTCTGATTTTGGGTATTAAAAAAGCACTCAATCTGATTGATTAAGTGCTAATCTCTGTATTAAATTCACGCATAACAAAACCGCCCACAAGGAGCGGTTAGTCTTCTTCCAAGTAGTCAAACTCATTTGACATTGAACGCTTTTTCTCTTCTTCTGAAAGTTCATCATTGCCAATAGAGCTTAGTATCTTTTTTATTACCGAATCATCTTCATGGAATATTCTTTTCACTCCAAATCACTCCTGACTTTGTTTTATTAAGAAGTTTACTTATAAACTTGTCATATTCTGCATCGGTATTATTTTTAACCATTTTCTTTTTTAGCCTGTTATATTCAAGTTTAAAAACTTCGTCGTTAAAATTATCACCTTTTGTAATAAATTCTACATCACCATTATTTTTTACGATTGTTAATGTTTTTAATGACTTTAAATTTTTAAACAAAGAAATATCAACATCAGAAAAGCTGCTATTTCTCGGGTGATTATGCAAAATCATTAAATTATTGCCTTTACCTGACAAACTTGTGCCAAAATCCAAATGGTCATCAGCACCCAACAATGGTGTTTTATCAGTTAAATCTTCACGAAAAACAAAAGCTACCTCTTTGTTTTGGTTATGTTCTTTTGAAAATTTCAAAAGCTCCTTATGTTGTTTTTGAATTTCAACCCTTTGTTCTTCAGAATATCCGTCAATATCAACTTTCGGCACTCGCTCGATAGCTTTATCAGTTATAGGTGTAATCGACTTTTTACTTTCTTCTTTTAGTATATCACCTTTTGAAGAATTTGCAATATGTTTATTGCTGTTCATACCTCTGATTTTTCCGTCGTCGACATTCTTGATACCTCTTAACGGCATTTCGGCTTTCTTTGGTTTTGTAATGCCTTTTACGGTATTACTGCCGACTGTCACTCTGTCCCATTGTTGAGAAAGTCCGACGCTTTTTGAGAAGTTCACATATTCATCTGAAGTTTTTACATATCTTGCACGAGCGTTAATTATTGCTTGCTCGTCAGCCCCGCCTTCTTCAAGCAATTTTATTTTCTGCCTTTGTGCCCGCATTGTGGTTTCAAGTCTGCGCTGTCTTTGGGTTGCCTCGTACTTTGTGTATGTCTTGCCGTTGTATTCTACAGGCTTGTTTTCCTCTGCGTTCATCTTGTCGAGCTGTTCATCCGTGTATGTGCGTGGAGTTATGCCGGGAGTGAAAGGCGAATATGAGTGATAGCAGTTTGCGCCGCAAAGTCCTGTTACCGTGCCAAGTCCGCACACGCTCTCGAGTTCTTCCTTACTGTACACTCTGCCTTGCCACACCTGATGGCTCGGCCTTGCTCCACTGTGCCACGATACCTCAAAGTAATTTGTGCCGAGTTTTTCGGCGTTTTCCTCATTGATTTTGCCCACAACCTGATTCAGTCCTGTTGACACCGCACGCCTTGCCGCAACGGTAACTCTATTGCTGTGACCGCTTGCATAGTCAACCGTACGCAATCCGCTGTTTGTCATTTCGGTTACGGTTTTTTCGAGTACGGTATTATAATCACTCGCACCGCTTGCAATTTCCGTGACGGCTTTATCAAGTGTTTCTTGATAATAGTCTGCAACGGGAGTAAAGCCCAAACTGCCGTCAGGCTGTCGCTTTGCAAAGCCCATTGACTGTGTAATGTTTTTACATTCGTTTTGTGTCTGCTCTTGTACGGCCCTCACAAATTGCTGTAGTGGCTCGTTTTCTGAATATGGTATAAACTCCTTGCCTTGTTCAATAAAAGCACTCTCCGCCTCGTTATATCCGCTTTCCGTTATATTTGTAAAGATGTTTTCAACTTCTTTATCGCTAAGGTTAAGTGTCCTTGCGACAATGTCTTTGATTCGCTTTTTGCTTGTACCTAAATCGTATAATCTGCTCATTTTATAGCCTGTTGACGGTATAATCTCCGCAGCTTCAAGTAACATTCTTACTATTTCTGTCATTATGCTCATTTGCAGGCTGTCAAAAATTTGCTCAAGCGCAATCGGGATTGCCTCTGTAACTTCGGGAGTAAACATCAGTCAACAACCTCCGAGGACTGCGGCAGGTTCTTTTTTGCTGTCTTTTCGTCCTCTCCGTACCATTTCATACGATACTCATCAGGTCGCATAATTCCAAGACTCAAGTCCTGAATATCCTGTGTGCGTTCGGTCTGTTCATCTGTGAGAATACTGTCCTTAAAGTCACAAACGAATGTGTAACCGCTTGTTGTCAGCGAATTGTAAAAGGCGAGAGCATACACCAAATCGTCAAGACAATATTTAAGCTGTTTCTGAATTGCCGATACAGTGTTGTACTTTCGGTTCTTAGCCGATAATATCTCCGTAGCCGTCTTTGCGACAGTGTCGGGGTCGGATAGGTCGCCATATGCAAGACCGACCGAAAATTCAAGTCTGCGAAGATATGTATTTAGCCCGTCGGTAATATCAGATTGACGAATTGCAGGAGAAAAATCTTTGAACAATTCATTATCTCCGAGGTCAACATCTACAGCTTTGTAAAGTCTTTTGTTGAGTTTTTCAGTACCCTCTTTCTTGAAAGCTGTGGCATCAACATGTATTGCCCTTTCGCCGCTCTCAAACTCCCAATCAAGTCTGCCGAATTGTGTGTCTATTTTACGAATAAGATTTATGTCATTTGCGTAGACAGAAACACCGCAAGATGAGCCGTCAATCGTGTTTTTAATCGGTGTACGAAAATAACCGAAAGCAGGGCGGAGCATTGCAGGGTATGTAACAGCATTCGGCAGGCTTGCCCACTCGTCAACTGCCACAAGCGGAATTTCTCTTCCAAGTTGCCCCTCACTTGCAGACACATAAGCAGTGTTGGTAATTGTCAAGCCCTTGTCCTTATCAAGGCTATGATATTCAAGCCTTGTGTAATAGTTGTCGCCGATCTTCTTAAATTCAGGAAAGATGACTTTTACAAGCCTATGCCTTGCGTCAAATTCAATCGGCACAAAGGCATTTGCGGAAATATACTGCACCTTGTCGCCGCCTAATGGTTTAATCACCATTGCGCCTGTTGCAAGTCCCGACTGCAATTCGGAGTTAAGGTCTTCCGTTGCGGTTTCAAAGATTTTCTGCAATTTGTCATTGCTTACGCTTGCTGTCATTTCGTTAAGCGTGATGTTTGCAAACTCCCTTGTGATTGACTGCTCAAGTCTAAGGCTTATTACATCGTCATTAAGCCAAGGGGCATTGCCCGAAAAGCAGTTTTGCCAAAGCTCAATACTTGAGAGCATATCGTCTGTAATTGCAGGCTTAATGCCAAGTGCCTGCTTAATATCTTTCAGCGGAAACAACCTCTGCCACACTCCTTTCATATAGTTTAAAAATTGCATATTACACCGCCCTTATAAATCTTTTCATATCCCGCTCAAATGTGTATTCAAAACCGTCAAGGCTGTCGATGTCGGTTGAGCCATCGTCAAGTCTTTCGTCAACAAGTTTTTTATCGTTCCAAACAGCCTCACAAAGAGCCGTTTTCAGCGTGTCGCAGCCGTCAGTGTAAAAGAACCTGCCTGCACCCATAAGTCGCAGCAGGCATTGAATACGGTCCTGTACAGGACATTTGCGTGCTGGTCTGACTATCGTATTTGGAAAATGCTCCTCAAACGCTCTTTTAATTCCTCGACCGAGTACAGTTTCGGCATTATCCCAATACACAAAGTCCACAACACCGCATAAATCAAAAACAGACTGTGCAAAATTAATTGCCAGCCTGTCAATATCGTTTCCGTCGTATTCACCGAAGTGTCGTTCGCTTTTCAACGCTATTAAATTATTGTAGCCTCTTGCCTTTGCCGTCGCCACAAATGCGTGGCCCGATTTATTGCCGCCAAAGTCAATGCCGATTGTCACTTCTTCAAGTTCCGATTTCAAAAACTGCCTGTACGGTAAATCCGTGTTGATTTTGTCGGTAATTTGACAGTAAAATTTTTTTGGATTATCGGCAAATCGGCGGTAAATAGCACCCTCGGCACGCACCCACTTGCCAAGAATAAGACGGTCATAGAAAATTGTACCCTCATATTCATTGCAAAGGTTCTTCACAAACTCCTCGGATAAGAATTTATTATCGAAAATCGTGTATTCCTGCAAATAAATATCTGCGTCGCTGTCTATAAATTTCTTGAGCCAATGAGTTGGGTGTTCAGGGTTTAAGCTGCCGTCAAAGCACGAATAAGGCTTGTCAAGTCGGGATTTAAGCATATTGAAAACATCTTCGTTCCACTTTGCAACCTCATCACCGTAAATATATTTTGCCGACGCACCCTGAATTTTAGCAACCTGACTGACCTTTTCCGCACCCAAACAATACACATCTTCACCGCACACCTTTGCAATGTTTCGGCTGTTGATTGTACCCACAATGTCGGAAGAGTAACGCTCACGCATAGGCTGTAAAACATTTCGCTCGATTGTTTCCTTTGACACTCCGATGATAAAGCACAAACCGTCTTTACCTATTCGCTCTCGAATACGCATAGGCACAATGCAGGTGACATCAACAAAACTTTTGCCCGAACGCACCGCACCGCTTTTTATGTTCCAACGATGTGTAGCGTTTGCGATATATTCTTTTTGTTTAATCGTGTACGGCATTGTTTGTGCTCCTTTCTGCGTCATCTTTGATTTCTTTCAAAATGCTGTCGAGCTTGTCAAGTGCGGTCTTGTCGGTTTCCTCTTTTTGCTTATCACGCCACTTGTCGGGGCGGCGGTTTTTCAGCCAAAATATTTGTGCCGTTGTGTTGCCCCCAAGAGCAGAGGATAACAACGCATTTTCAACTTCATAGTCCACAACCTCTTTGCCCTTTTTTAAGGACTCCGAAATCTCCGAATACTTTTTCTTCCACTCATAAAATGTTGATACTGTAATTCCTATATTCTTAGCTATCTGCTCATCGGTCAAGCCGTCCCTTGCCCAACCCTCAAGCAGTAATAAATTTTCTTCTTTAAGCCATTTTTCATACTTTCCTTTTGCCACCGTCACCACCTCTCTTTATGTAAAAATCAGCAAAAGCAAAACCGCCCTCAAGTGAGAGCGGTCTGCCGTTATTTTTGAAAAAGGAGAACTACAAAATGTCTCTTATTATCAATTTCTTCATTTTATATTATATCACCCCTATTCGGGACATCGGGACAAATTCACCAATGATGTCGATAACACATTTTCTTTATGCTGTCGATAGTGTTATTGCCACCTACCTTGGTTAAAATCTTCGCCCAGCTGTATCGCAAGCTAAGGTGCATAAACAAACAGTTCTCCACAAAATCGTCACGAGATAGGCTGTTGAGCGCTGCGTTTCGGCGGATTTCAAGGTTTTGTATCTCTCTCTGAATATCTGCAATCTGCACCACCGCATTGCCTACCTTGTCGGAGGTCTGACCTGACGGAACGATTCGTTCACCCAGCGTGCCTGCTGTGTTATCCGCCTCGGCAGAAATGCGTACTATCTTCGCCCTCAGTCTCGAAATCTCTCGGTTAATCTCCTTAATCTCTTTAGCCGTCAAGTTATCACCTCCAAATCATCAAGATAATCAGCCACAATGTCATATGCAAGCAACATTCCCTCACTTATGTAATAGTTTCTGTCTTTTCGACTTTTTCTGTTGTTAAGACTGTCCAACTTGTCCTGTTCACTTTCTATGCGTTCAGATATTTCAGCTTTTAATTCGTCAAGTGTCATTAATTTTCACCCTCCAGTCTTTTTTCAAGCCTCTCAATCTTTTTCTGTTTCCATTTATTCACTTCTTTATCACATTGAAACATTATCTTGCATTGTTCAAGCATAATTTCAACATCTGCCATTTCTTAAAAAATATTATCAACAGATTTCAAATCATCTTCAAGTGATATTTTTTCTTTAGTATAATTTAATTTTATAAGGCTTTTACACAAAGCCTGCGATAATTCAGACAGTTCCTCGACAGTCTTTATTATCTGATTTCCCACACCGTATGTATTGATTGCTTTATGCATAGTCTCTTTTGATGTCATTCTTCTGCCTCACTTTCAAGCCAATGTTTTTTGCAATCAATGCAGTTACCGTGGAATTTATTACAATATTCCATCGGAACATGACCGACACACCCGAGCAAAGTAATATCACCTTGAACCATTTCGTCAATTGACATCTGTTTGATTTTCTCGTAATTAGTCATTGATTTCCTCCTTATCCATTCTCGCACCGCAATGTGGGCAATAGTTTTCAAATTGATAACGGTTGTTAATGACTTGATAAACAACCTCTCTCCCGCAAGTTAAGCAGTATGCTTCCGCTTCACCTACTTTTCTGTCTTTCTTTTTTACCCACTTTGAGAGTTTAACTTCGTCAACAACTTTAAGTTTAATTTTTATACGACTGATTTTTTTAATGTGGGACAATCTAAAAACACAATTACTAACAACCTTATCCCCACAAGTGCAGAAATATCGTAACTTTGGTATTGACAAATTAGCGTCATTTTCAAAGGCTTTTTCACCTGTTTTATGTAAAATGCCCTCAATCACCGTTCCGTCAAAAAGTACGATTTCAACATATTTCCCTAAATGTCTTTCGAGTTCATATCTTGTCATAATTTTTACTCCTTTAAAGTTCTGACTTTTTCGCCATATCTGCGAGTTTGACCTCTGAATAATATTTCTCTCATTTACTTTCACTCTCCTCAATAGGCTGATTCCAACAGTCAACACAGTCGCCAAAACAAGGCTTTTTTATATCTGTCAAGCCTAACTTATCAGGGCATATGTCAGGTGTTCCATCGTGAATAAGAGGAGCATTCGGATAGTTTTTTAAAAACTCACTCAAATAAGTCTTCTGCGGATGTTCATCCGACCATTTCTGCACAATTGCAATTGCTTTTTCGGGATAGCATGTTTCAAAGTCCGAACACAACATCGTATCGCCTGAACCATTATTTAAATGGCTCAAAGGGCAGTCAGCACAATTAAGTTTACATGCATATCCACCGTGATTTAGTTTATGTTTTTTCGTCATCCTTTGCTTTTCAGCAAAGTAATTTTCAGTTCTTGAACAATCAATCATTTTCTTTATCCTCCATTCGAGCTCCGCAGCAAGGGCAGAAATTAGATCTAAAATCGTCAGCATAGACACTTACTTTATGATGACACATACTGCATTCTGCATAACTGTCTCTACAGATCCAAGTTCCGATAAAATTAGAGGTGACAGTAGGTAAAGCAGCAACAGCATCATATATATCGTTGTCGTAGAAGTACCGAACATCTTCAAATTCACCATAATAATTACATTCTTCGCCGACGTTATCGAGCGTATGTAATACCAGGTCATAATCAACAAGCCTACTCATAATATCCTCCTTATTTATAGCCGTCCATAATAGCATTACTGCTGTCTACATAATCGTCACTGAGTGTACTTTTGTAATTCACATAGTTAAGATGTTTTTGTATGTGCTCGTTATAACGACCGCTTGCTTTTGCTTCATTTAATATGCTTTGAACATTCTCTTCGCTTCTGTTCAAATCCGTTGCAATGCGTGATATCGAATCACCTCTGTATGTATATAAACATATTAAAAATTCTGTATCGGTTGTCGGCGGTCTGTTTAACTGCTCTTTTCTGTGTAGCGCCGCCTCGGCTTTGGCTTTACTGACACAATCTGAACAATATTTTGTTGTTTTTGCTCTTGCTGTAAATTCGTTACCACATATTTGACATATAGCTGAATACATTTATTTCATCTCCTCCAAATCTTCAAGTCTGCAATACAACAATGCAGAATTAGCGTTTAAATCCTTTATTTCAGCCTGATAATAAAACTTTCCTGTTATGCTTCGTCTGATGATACAGCCTGTCAGAATGTATTCTGCACCATTGTACAACACAGTTCTTTCAAGGTTGCGTTTAACTTCCGAGATATTCACAGCACTTCCACCTCGATGTAAATGCCCGGAACCTCTGCCCAAAACTTTTCGCATATCTCACTTGCGACAAGTGCGTCATCAGACCAAAAGCCGAGAGCGGTCATACAGTCTTTCAGCATTTTTTGCAGATTGTCCGTGTCAGGCTTTGTTATACGATATTCGCCGTCCTGATGTTTACCACGAGGAAAACACCACTTTGTTATCAGTCTGACAGCCGACTCGTACGGTTCTGACGGTTTAAACTTTGCCAAATGTGATGTGAGCTTTTCTCTTGCCTGTTTTACCTCGGGCGGATTATAAAAAACAGGTTTGCCGTTTTTTACCATAACCTTATGTTCCTGTGCAGTTACAGTCGGCGGTATCATCGCCATAAAAAATTCCATTTTTAATATTTCACTCCTTTAAAGCATTAAAGTTACTTTTGATTTTTGAATTTTGCTTTTAGTCACAGGTCAGGGGAAGGAGTTGTTGTGCGTAAGCTTCGCACAACTACTTCACCCCTGTGACCTTTAGGGAACGGACACCGTTTATATATACGTAGTATATATAGTTTTGTCTGTCCCTCGGACATTCTCGATAATTTATCGACTTTGTCCCTGTTTTTGTCCGAGAGGGACATTCTCGATAATTTATCGACTTTGTCCGTCTTAGGGACACGGACAGGGACATAAAATTTATCGACTTTGTCTCTCGGACAGACAGACAAATTATTCGACTTTGTCCGTGTCCTTTCGCCCTACTTCACCGCCGTCTATCCAAAAGCCGCCGTGCTCTTTTATGTATCGTCTGACCGTTTTTTCTGACTTTCCCATATATTCTGCTAAGTCAGTTACATTTGCCTGACCGTTTTCTTCAGCACCGCTAAAGGCTGTTTCGAGGGCATCGTTTTGTTCCTGCTTGCGTTCCGATTCACTCTTTTTCTTGCTGAAATTCTTTTTGTAGGGCGAGCCTTTGATGTTAAAATCGCCATCAAAATTGCAGTCTTTCAACACACCTGTTGTATCAGCTCTGTGTATAGGATAATCAAACCACAAATTCAGAGCATCAAATTTTGGAAATTCTCTTAGTGTGCCCTCTATTCGCCACGCTGTGCGACCCTGTACAGCTTTATTTGACTTAGCTATATCATTAAACATTAGCATGTAAGACTGCTTAGGAAGAGCATTTTCGGCTATATCAAGCATTTTAGAAGCAGTAACTAAATCATCTTGAGAACATAACTCATCAATGTTTTTATTAAATCTGCTTATCCAGTTTTTGCATATCGCACAGGTTGCTTCGTCTTGCTGTTGCTTGATTAGATTATCGCCGATTTCAAGCTGTGTAAGGTCAAGAAGTGCATCAGGGTCACGAGCAAAAACCCCCGAACCCGAAACTCTATCCATTGACTTTTTACCGCCTTGAGAACCTTTTGAGTGGTGATGGCAATAGATTACCGCACATCCGATTTCTGTACATACCTTGTCAAACTGGTTGCAAAAGTGTGCCATTTGGTCAGCACTGTTCTCGTCACCGGTAATTACCTTGTATATTGGGTCTATCACAACCGCTATAAAATTGCCTTTCAAGGCTCTGCGTATAAGCATAGGTGCGAGCTTGTCCATAGGCACGGACTTGCCACGCAAGTTCCAAATATCAATTCTGTTGAGATTTTTCGGTTCAAGTCCCAGTGCTTCATATACATCCTTGAATCTGTGAAAACAGGAAGCACGGTCAAGTTCAAGATTTACATACAAGATATTTCCTTGCGTGCATTGAAAGCCAAACCATTTCGTGCCTTCTGCTATTGCTACACACAATTCGATAAGTCCAAAAGATTTGCCGGCCTTTGAAGGACCACCAAGCAACATTTTATGTCCTTGTCGTAAAATACCGTCAATAAGAGGCGGAGCAAGTTCGGGAGGATTTTGAAAAAAATCTGCGAGGTTTTCGAGGTCAGGCAAATCGTCGTTGATACTCTCCACCCAGTCTTTCCACTCGGAAAAATCGGATTTACCGATGTTTGTGTCAATGATAAACTGCTTTTTGCCATTGCGGATAACACCGGGCATACGGCTCAACCTTGACGGATTGCGGTTCTGTTTATCGATTTCAAAGCCGTTTTTACGGCATACATTGTAAAGATAATCAATCCTTTTGCGGTACTCATCATAGTTTGCGGCATCAATCTTAACAATAGCGTGGACTGATTTTCCGCCCGAATAAACAAGCACCGCAACAGGCAGTTCAAGCTCTCTGATGATTGCATTTTGTTCTTCAAGAGCCATACAGTCAGATTCCACCAGAGCGTAACGATAATCGGTTACATTCTCGTTTTTAACACCCTTACCGTCCAACGGATTAAACCTTATCCACGCTCCTGCCTCGGGTTTGTAATCGCCGAATACATTTGAAATATCACCGTCACAATTGTTGAGGGCGGCAATAAGCTCACCTGCTGTACGATCACAATTGCCTTGTGTTGGTGAATATTTGATTTTCCCGTTGCAATTTTTTTTATAAGTTTCAGTTACATATCCGACATTTTCGGAGCTGTCAAAGAGGGTTTCAAGGTAGGTTACAATTTCATTCACTGGATTCCAGTTTGCAGGCTCGTGAAACTTTACGCCCTCACAGGCTGTTACTCCGATATTGCCCTGTTCAAAAGCAATTTCATCATCCCAACCAAGCTCTTTCGATTCCCGAAAAGTCATCCCTCTGTCCTTAGCCATTTGGATTATTGTGCCGGCTGTAACCGGTGAGGCAGAGCCGTTAAAGCTCTGCCATTTCTTTTCACACTCACCGTTGTGATATCGGCTGTCTGCTCGGCTCCAATCGTCCCAGTCCTTTACGCTGTATCCCTCTTGTTTGAGTGCCATTCCGACATTTACCCATTCTTGATAGTCAAGGTCATCCGGTCTTATATATTCAAGTGCTTCAAGTAAGTCCAACCGTATTCACCTCGCTTTGCGGTACATATGTTTTCGGGTTAATGTTTTTCGGAGTTCTCCAACCGTTTGCGGCAATCCTTGAAATCAAGGCTGACGCTTCGTCAAACTGCCACTTGCCCACATGCTGAAAACCTCTGCTTTCGAGCATACGGATTTGCTTAGGTGTGGTTAAGCCCTCAATTCTTCGCTTTTCGAGCCTGTCAAGAATAAGTTTTGCTTTGCCGGCACTCTGAATTTCATCAGGGAATATTCCGAGCTTTTCAAGTTTTGCTTTCTGTTTGTCTGTAGGCGGAGAACACTCCCAGCCGAATGCAGGAACATAGCCTGCAAGGTCCTGCGCCTGAATCGACATTTCATACTGCAGCGGATCTACAAGTTTGCGTTTGCGTGTTCGCATTTCTGCAAGCTGATTTGCAAGTGCTTCTTCACGCTGAGCAACAACATCTTCACTTGCTTTTTTCTCTGCTTCTTCAATGTCAATCGGACATCCTGCCTGTTCCGATAAGTTTTCGGTCATCTTTTGTGCGACTTCTTCGTTGTCGCAAATGAGATGTGCAGGTCTGCAAAGTTCGTGTCGCTCTGTATGCCATAAAAAGTCGAGCAGCAAAAGCTCCGTCTTGTTTGGAGCAAGTCTTGTACCTCTGCCGACCATTTGGCAGTAAAGCCCACGCACCTTTGTAGGTCTTAAAACAACAACGCAGTCAACACTTGGGCAGTCCCAACCCTCGGTTAAAAGCATTGAGTTACACAAGACATTGTATTTATCGTTTTCAAAGTCCTGCAATATCTCTGCTCTGTCATCGCTGTTACCGTTTACCTCTGCCGCTTTAAAGCCTTTTTCGTTCAAAATATCTCTAAATTTCTGCGATGTTTTTACAAGTGGTAAAAACACAACAGTTTTACGGCTCTTACAGTATTTTTTCATTTCTTCAGCAATCTGATAAAGATACGGATCAAGTGCCGTATCAATATCACTTGCTTTAAAATCTCCTGCCTGTGTGGCAACTCCCGAAAGGTCAAGTGTAAGCGGTATAGTCACAGCTTTAATCGGTGACAGATACCCCTCTTTGATAGCCTTAGGAAGTGTGTATTCATACGCAAGCGAATCAAATACTGTTCCTAAATTTTTCATATCTCCTCGGTCGGGTGTTGCGGTAACACCCAACACTTTCGCATTGTCAAAATGCTCAAGCACACGCTGATAGCTGTCGCTGATTGAGTGATGTGCTTCATCAATAATGATTGTGTTAAAATAATCGCTGTCAAAGTTTGACAGCCTTTTCTCACGCATAAGCGTCTGTACAGAGCCTACAACAACCCTGTTCCACGAACCTATGCAACTTTGCTCGGCTTTTTCAACCGACGAATTAAGTCCTGTTGCTTTTTTGATTTTGTCCGCTGCTTGGTCGAGCAATTCTCCACGGTGGGCAAGTATCAGCACCCTGTCACCTCGACGGACACATTCTTCAGTGATTTTTGCAAAAACTATTGTCTTGCCGCAGCCTGTAGGCAAGACAAGTAATGTTTTTAAATTGCCGCTTTCCCACTCGGAGAAAACGGCATTCTTCGCTTCATTCTGGTACGATCGTAACTGCATTAAAAGCTACCCGGTGTCCAGTTATTCGGCGTCGCAGTATTTGGCATTGCAGGCTGTGTGTTATACTGTGGCGGATATGTAGGCTGTACATACTGCTGAGGTGCAAACTGTGCTACAATAGGCGATACGGTTGTCACTTGCTCATCATAAGCGTAGAAATACTTGATGTCATTTGTTACGCCCTCTGTGCCGTCATTCTTGACATATTTGCGGATGATAACCTGACATTTACCTTTCTTGCCGATAATGCCTGTCCAGTCCATACGGAGCGGTTCGCCGTGTTTTTTCATTGACACGGACAAAAAGAGCTGTGACAGCTTCCATTCAAGCGAGGAGTGCAGTACGAAATTAACTGTAATTTCTCTCATGTCATCTGCTCCCCATACATCAAAAGTCACTTTTGCCATGTTGCAGGGTGGCAGTTTACCTTTACCCTGTGAGCGAGCACGCTCAACCTTTGCTACTGTAAAATCATAATTACCCTCGGGGAGCGGTTCATAATTTCCGCCCTCTTCGGTTATTTCGTCATTCCAACCAAATTCTCTATCCATTATTCATCTTCCTTTCTTATTCAAATGGTAAATCTCTGTTGTTGCTTACTACCTGAAAGACTTTATCCCAAGCGCCTACTAAGCAGCCTTGAACAAAGCGTGGGTCATAATTTTTAATCGGTGTTTCATAAGGATAATGCCCTTGTGTAAATACTGCCTGTCTGATTTCGCTTTCGTCAACTCCGTTTGCTCTCATAAGATCGGCAAGAGCTTTTGGAATATCGTCAGGAATATTAGGCTCGTATAACGGTTTAGGCTGTGCAACCGGTTCAGTTACAGGTGGCTCAGGCTGAATTGGTATAGGTGCCGGCACAGTCGAAGCATTCGGTTCAGGTTGAGTAGGCGTAACTGGGGCAGTGTGGTTTGAAACTGTATTATTATTAAAAATATGTGAAATACCTGAATAATCAAACTCCATTTCCTCAGGCAGTCCGTGACGATTTTTAGCGTCCCAACAAGGGTGATGAAGTGTGTACATCACTCTGCCGCCACCTTGAGCTTTATATTTTTTTCCGTCTTTATCCGATGCGACCGCGATAGTTTTGTAATTAGCGAAAAGCACCATATCCGCCCATTCTTTTACAAGCGGAGAAATCTGTGAAGCAGTCTTTTTGCCGAGTTTAAGCTCCTGTCTCTTATACACATCTCCGAGCCCACGAGACACTCGCTAATCTCG